AAAGTCATCGGGTATCTGTTTATCAAACCAAAAAAAGTTGATATGACATCTCCTATGTTTCTTTCCGAAGAGACAAGTATGGATTCTTCTGTTCAGGTATCTTTATCTTCTTGGTTTTTGATTACTGATGATGAAGAATTTGCTATTCCAAAAGACTGGATTGTCACCGTAATGAATCCAGTTGATCGTGTTTTAGCAATGTACCAAAAATATGTAAGTTCTGAGGAAACTCAAAATGATTAAATGTTTATTACTAAAGACAGGAATAACTATCATTTCTGAAATGATAGAGGTTGGTGCAGAAGTTGGAGAACCAGATTGTAGGTTGGTCAATCCCTTTCAGATTATTGAAGAAAACTTGCAAAGATGGCCATCTTGCACAGATCAAAGAACTCTCATGATTGGATCTGATAATTTTCTAACAATCGTTGACCCATCTCAAAGTATGATGGACAAGTACAAAGAGGTTGTTGCATGACTTATAAAGTACTGAGTATTGATCTTGATTACATTATGGGTCCAAGTATCGAGACCTATGGTAGTATTCTTTTTGATGAAGATCCAATGACCAGATGGAAACATCTGTATGAGTTTACAAATTTCAAGGAAACCCAATTTTATATTGATCAAGCATCTTTGATTTATTGTTATGATGCTTTTTTGAAGGCATTAAAAAATTGTTCAAATGTTGGATTTGGATATGAACATGATGAAATTCTATATGAATTAAAAAATCATGAAGATATTGAACTGATTAATATCGATCATCATGATGACATCTTTTGTCATGACTTTGCTGATGATTTCCCTGGAAATAACCTGCAAGCAGAGTTGGAATCTCTCCGATTGTATGATAGAGTCCATGAGGGAAATTGGGGTGCATGGTTACATGTAAAAGACAAACTAACAAAGTATGATTGGATTACTAATGGAAATAGCAGAAACTTGTTAAAAAACGATTTCAACTATGAGATTCTAGGAGACAAGTACGAAACTTATACTAGAGATAAGTTTGTATTCGAAGATTATAATTTTGATTATATCTTTGTGTGTCTTTCTCCACAATACATGCCACAAGCACACTGGCATTATTTTACAATGTTCATGATGGCGTATGAAACTTATACTGGTAAGAAGGTTGATGTAAATACCTTTGCCAAGCGTAAGTTCATGCAGGAAAACAAATTTAGTCAAATCACTGATGAGATTCTATACGAACGTCCAAATGGTGGGTGATAACTTTCTTGTTCGGGGTTATGAAGACGGAAAGCACTTCATGACCCGAGAGAAATTTTATCCTACTCTTTTTGTTAACAGCAAGAAAAAAACCAAATACCAAACTCTTGAGGGTGATTATGTCGAATCGGTTAGACCAGGATCTGTCAGGGAATGTCGAGAGTTTATCAAAAAATATGATGGTGTAGAAGGTTTTAAAATTTTTGGTAATGAGCGTTTCATCTATCAATATATTTCGGACAATTATTCTGAAAATGAAATCAAGTTTGATATTGGTAAAGTCAAACTTGCAACTATTGATATTGAGGTTGCCTCTGAAAATGGATTTCCAGATGTAGAATCTGCAGCAGAGGAAGTTCTTCTGATTACTGTTCAAGATTACAATACGAAAGAAATTATTACTTGGGGGCAAGGACCATTCAAACTAAAGCAGGAAAACCACTACTATAAGCAATTCAATAACGAATATGATTTGTTGAATGACTTCATCAACTGGTGGATGATTGAGGAGAATACACCAGAAGTTTTAACTGGATGGAATAGTAAACTTTATGATATTCCATATCTGGTCCGTCGTATGGATAGAGTGATTGGTGAGAAACTGATGAAGCGTCTTTCTCCCTGGGGATTGGTAACGGAGCACGAAATTTTCATTGCTGGTAGGAAGCAACTTTCCTATGACATTGGTGGAATTTCCCAGTTGGACTATCTTGATCTTTATAAGAAGTTCACTTATAAAGCGCAGGAATCGTATCGCCTTGACTACATCGCCAGTGTAGAACTTGGTCAGAAAAAACTTGACCACAGTGAGTTTGATACTTTCAAAGACTTCTACACCAACGGATGGCAGAAGTTTGTAGAATATAACATCATTGACGTGGAACTTGTTGACCGTATGGAAGACAAGATGAAACTGATTGAACTTGCCTTGACCATGGCATACGACGCTAAGGTGAATTATGAAGATGTGTTTTCACAGGTTCGTATGTGGGACACCATCATTTATAACTACTTAAAGAAGAGAGACATTGTAATTCCTCCTAAGGAGCGTTCTGATAAGGATTCAAAGTATGCGGGAGCGTATGTTAAGGAACCGATTCCTGGAAAGTATGACTGGGTTGTGTCTTTTGACCTTAACAGTCTGTATCCTCACCTTATTATGCAGTACAATATCTCGCCAGAGACACTCAGGGATACGAGGCATCCATCAGCAACAGTTGATAAGATACTTAATGAAGAACTAACGTTCGAGATGTATAAGGACAATGCGGTGTGTGCCAATGGTGCAATGTACCGTAAGGATGTTCGTGGATTTCTTCCAGAACTGATGGAGAAGATTTATAAGGATCGAACCGTCTTCAAGAAGAAAATGCTTGCTGCAAAACAAGATTATGAAAAAACTCCAACGAAGGCACTGGAAAAAGAAATCGCCCGCTGCAACAACATCCAGATGGCGAGAAAAATTCAACTTAACTCTGCTTACGGTGCGATTGGTAATCAGTATTTTAGGTATTATAAACTTGCAAATGCTGAAGCAATCACTCTCTCGGGTCAGGTTTCGATTCGTTGGATTGAGAACAAAATGAATCAATATCTAAATAATCTGTTAAAAACAGAAGATATTGATTATGTCATTGCATCCGACACTGACTCAATCTATCTTAATCTTGGACCTCTTGTTACTAAATTTTTTGGTAATAAGTCTAATGATAAAACAGCGATTGTTGGAATACTTGACAAGATCTGTCAAGACAAGTTGGAACCATTCATCGAACAGTGCTATCAGAACCTTGCGGATTACGTTCAGGCATATGAGCAAAAGATGCAAATGAAGCGTGAGAATATTGCTGAGCGTGGCATCTGGACTGCGAAGAAGCGATATATTCTCAACGTGTGGAACAGTGAGGGTGTTCAGTACAATGAACCCAAACTGAAGATGATGGGAATCGAAGCAGTGAAATCTTCGACTCCTGCCCCCTGCCGTCAAATGATTAAAGACGGTCTTAAACTCATGATGAATGGGACTGAAGATGATGTAATTGAGTTTATTGACCAGTGTCGTACAAAATTTAAATCACTTCCTCCAGAACAAATTGCTTTCCCCAGAACTGCTTCTGACGTACGTAAATATCATTCACATTCTGATATTTACATCAAAGGGACACCAATTCATGTTCGGGGTGCTCTTCTGTTTAACCATTACATAAAAGAAAATAAACTTAATAATAAGTATTCTTTGATTGGTAATGGTGAAAAAATTAAGTTTCTTTATTTGAAGAAACCAAATATTATTCAGGAGAATGTAATCTCCTTCATTCAAGATTTCCCCAAAGAACTTGGCATTGACAAGTACATTGATTATGAACTACAATTCGAAAAGAGTTTTGTCGAACCACTCAAGGCAATCTTGGATGCTATTGGATGGAATGTGGAAAAAACTGTAAACCTAGAATCGTTTTTCTTTTAATGGATCTGCCTATTAATGACAAAGAGCTTGCCACTATTGTAAGGGCAATGGCTCTTGGTGGTGATACTGCTCTGTATCAAAAACTCAAACTTGTAAAGGAACTGCGTGAGCAGGACCTGCCTTATAAAAAAATTCTTCGTGAACAATACGGGATGGTTGCCTAATGGACTTTTTAAAAGAAATCGTAAAAGAGATTGGTGATGACTACACCAAACTTGCATCTGATATTGATGAGACCGAAACTTATGTGGACACAGGTTCGTACATTTTTAATGCACTGGTTTCAGGTAGTGTATTTGGTGGTGTATCTGGGAATAAGATTACTGCTATTGCTGGAGAGTCTTCTACTGGAAAGACTTTCTTCTCTCTCGCTGTCGTTAAGAATTTTCTTGATTCCAACCCTGATGGTTACTGCCTCTATTTTGACACTGAGGCTGCTGTTAATAAATCACTTCTAGAAAGTCGTGGACTACCTCTGGATCGTCTGGTAGTAGTTAATGTGGTTACTGTTGAGGAGTTCCGTAGCAAGGCACTCAAGGCAGTGGACCTATACTTAAAAAAATCTGTAGAAGAGCGCAAACCCTGCATGTTTGTGCTAGACTCTCTAGGGATGCTTTCCACTGAGAAAGAAATTACTGACGCACTCAACGACAAACAAGTTCGGGACATGACCAAATCCCAACTTATCAAAGGTGCCTTCCGTATGCTCACACTCAAGTTGGGTCAGGCAAACATTCCTATGATTGTTACTAACCACACCTACGATGTCATTGGCGCTTACGTACCTACTAAAGAGATGGGCGGCGGTTCTGGTCTTAAGTACGCTGCTTCTACCATTATTCACCTCAGCAAGAAAAAGGAAAAAGACGGAACTGAAATCGTCGGAAACCTTATCAAGGCAAAGACTGCTAAGTCACGTTTAAGTAAGGAGAACCAAGATGTTACGGTACGTTTGTATTACGATGAGCGTGGTCTTGATCGTTATTACGGTCTTCTTGAACTCGGTGAGATTGGCGGTCTCTGGAAAAACGTCGCAGGACGCTATGAGATTGACGGCAAAAAAGTCTATGCTAAAGCTATACTCAAAGACCCCGAGCAATATTTCACTCCAGAAGTAATGCAGCAACTTGATGCTGCCGCAAGGGAACAGTTTTCTTATGGGTAGTCTAGGCGACTTTGTTCATGTATATCCAAAGGTTCTCCCCATTGA